GATCCGGCCCGGACCCTTTCACGTCACACCAAACCACCAAAATCATGAGACACCCCCCGTTAAACGCGCGAAGCGCTGCGCGTGATCCGCGGCCGCCTCGGTTTCTGTCATGTCGTAATGACCCCAAAACAATTGGCCGGGATTTACCGCGGCCCATTCGTAGGTGACAAAGTCGCCCCGCTCGCGTTGCACGGTTACCACCGCGCCGCCGGCATTCAATGAAACCGAAAGCTTCAGGAGCTCCGCATTAAAGGGCAGCGCTGCTACCGCGCTTTGAATTTGTTCCGCATTATGTGCCGTGCTTTTCATTATCGAGCCCCCCCGGTCGCGCGAATGGCCCAAACAATTCCGACGCCCAAAAGGATCGCGGACAACACCGCGAAGTAAACAAGCGCGGCGCCAATACCGAGCACAAAACCGACGGGCACAAAACCCAAAAACAAAACCGGCAACAAAACGAAAAGCTTTTCCGCTGTACTTAATTCATTGCTCATAATCTCAACCCCTAAAAATGGCCGGTGCGGTATTGCCCCGGCATGGCGCCAGTATAATTCGAAAATAAGCATAACTGCTAAGATCAAAAAAGCATAAAAACGCCGGTTTTTAAGCCCTCTTTTTTGGGTTCTTTTTAGGGGGTCCGCCGGGCCAATTTGCGACCGGGCCCGGGATGGGGTCCGGGTCATCTATAGGGGGAAGCGCCGGCGGATTTTCTGCCCGGGTAGTTTGGGGCGATGCCGGGCCGGATCATGTCCGGGCACTTTGGACCGGGGCGCATATATAGGGGCAAAAAATGGCCGGCGCCGGAGCAATAGACGCGGACCCCGGACAATGGCACCGCCGGGGCCAGATATCGGCCGGGATCAATGGCGCCCGCGCTGTCGATCACCCCCGGGACCGGGTGCGCGCCGGGGGTCAAATCGAGCCCCGCCGAGGCCCGCTGGAATTTCCAGCAAAATCAACGACTTAGCTCCAGCCAATGTTTTTACCCCCCCCCTCCCGATGTTTTTACCCCGGTATCCGTGGGATAGTAAATAGTATCCGTGGGATAGTAAGTAACCGACTGATTTGCCTACGGTTTCTGGCCGGCGATGCGCCAGGCCTCGCGTAGATGTGGCAGGTATATCCGTGGGATAGTAAATGACAGCCGTGGGATAGTAAGTATGCGTGGGATAGTAAAGACCCCACCCGTGGGATAGTAAATCGGTCGGCTAGGCCTTAGACCATATCTCTACTGAGGTGTGCTGCTCTCCGCACCGCGGGCACGTATATGTACACATATATGCCTCGCGGTTTAGCTTGCAATCAATGTCCAGATCACTACTAGTTACCCAATCTCGAATGCAGTGCGCCCAAACCTTCTTGGTCAGCCCAAAAAGCTGGAGACTGCAATCGCGATAGGCGTCTGGCTTCTCGGGCACAAATTACTCCTGGAGACTCGGGGAGCCTACCCACCAGGGCTCGGGGAGCCTACCCGTGGGATAGTAAGGCTGGCGATGAAACCATTCCTTGTTTTTGCGGAGATTAGCATGGACTTTAATCATGGGTTTTTGCGGAGATTAGCATGGACTTTAAGCATGAAGGCATCATAGCCATATTTATCCTGCTGCTGATGAGATAGTAAGTATGCGTGGGATAGTAATTACACACGACGAAACCCTCGAGCGGACGCCAGCGCCTCTCTGAATCGCTTGTTGAACTGCTTGCGAATCTGAATATTGGCCTCTTTCCTCGCTATATCGGGAGCCGGGAAGGTGATGCGCTGCTGACGGCTGCCTCGACCGAGCCACACAACCATCTCGATACGACCTCTGGCTTTCTTCTTGCCGTTCTTCATATACCGATAACCCGGCTTACCAACACGCCGGTAGATGCCGTAATAGCTGTCAGACTTCGGGCGACCTCGAGGATAACCAATAAAATAACGCCCATATGAGCCGCCTCCACCACCTTTGGCAGATCGCGCCTTCTTATATAGGCTTCGGGGAATGTTGCCCTTTACGTTGAGCTCGGACTTGCTACGGATGTTCGACTTAATTGGCTCGGGAATCTTTTTCCTGGCTGCCATCTTTCTGCCACCGTGCATGATCTCTTCCATATACGCACGGTCTTGCTTGAAGACCAAAGAGGCCTTGAGGTTTCGCTTGGTTGAGCGATTAACCTTCATGCCCTGCTTGGTAAAGCGCGTTGCCCCGCCCTCGATGTGCTTATCCATTGAAGCCTGGACCTTGTCCTTCGCCTCGAACAGCGCACCGTTTAAAGTGCGAGAAAAAGCAAACCCAACCTGGCGTAGCGCGACCAACGATGGCAGATCGTCGGCCTTCTTCATGTCTATTTTAATGTCGAACAAAAGGAATCACCAATCCTGTTTCTTGATGCGTTTTGAGGATCCCGGTTGACTCGAGCTGCGCCAGGGAAACAATCGCTTTTTTAGCCCAGCCCAGAGTTGCCGAGAATACAAAATTAAACGCCTGCTGATTATAGTTGCTATCTAGCAATGTCTCTGCCGGCCTATCCAAATTTTCAGATATCTCCCGGTGGGCTATGGGATATACGGTAGCAGTCCAAAGGTCATCAATCCGCTCAAAGTAATCACTCGGATCACATTCTGCGAGCATCGCTACCTCTCTAATCGTGATATCAGGATGTACAAACAGCGGGACCGTTAGGTCTAGGTCCGCAAATGATGTTGTTATATTTTTTAAGCTCATCTCTTTCCCTCTTTAATTAGTGCCGTGGTCGGCTTAATTTGCAGCTTATAAAGTAAGCCCCCTGCATTCATCAAGTCTGTCGATGCCACGGCTCACCGTAGGAGTTTTGGGGCAAGCTCTTATTTTATCACTCGATAGATTTTCGTCTTAACTCTTTTTTTAACTCTCTCTGGGCACCGGATAATCTCGAGCGGTGGCTCAGAGAGAGACCACAAAGGCTTTACGGACAAGTCCTGTCCGATACCAAAATCCTCGCCAAAACGGTCCGCCATTTGCATTGCAGCCTGAACAGCGAGCTTTACATCTTCGGGATCGTACTCACGCAACCAACCAATTTTTTTCATGCCAACCCCCAAAAAAAACATCATTACACAACAAGCGAATATATGCAGATCAACGCGCTTACCACCATAATTACAACAAAAAAGTCACATAGCCTCATTGAGTAAATCCCTGTACCGGCGAAACCCTTCCTTGTCGGATAGCGCTTGTTCAATGAACTTAAGATAATGCTTCTCAAGAAATCGATGCTTGGCTAATTCAACAGCAATTTGCCTTTGCTGCTCGGGCGACAACGATTTCCAGTGATATCGCTTGCTTACAAACAGATCGAGGATTCGATCGTCTATAGGTTCCATCTGCTCAATGCTCATAAAGCCTCCTTGTTGAGAGCTCCCAAAGCAAAGTTAGCACAAAACCACATTTGCGCTTAGATTTTGTTGTTATAACTCAGTTCCAGCTTATAAGCTCATATTCCGGGTCGTCTTCAAGTTTTTTTAGCTCTTCCCGATAATGCTTGGCGATCTCAGCCCTAAGAGCCTTGTCAGTCTTCATGACTCCCCGAGCCTTCTCCCTCAAAATCTCCATATGACCATCGCCAAACAATTGATGACAAAGGCGGGACATTTCCAGAGGGTTCTCCGTCATCACTCGATGATGATGATGGCACATGGCAAACGCATTATCGGCTGACCATCTCACAACCTTACTTCTGCGGCCATATATATGACAGCACTCAAGAGTATCCTCTCTGCCACATATGACGCAGGATTTGTCTCTTGCCCTGATGGCCTTAGAGAACCAGATATCCGCGGCATCCCGCTTAATCGCCATCTTCGACCTCCGAAACCTTCGGCTTCATCAATATCCTGACTTCATACTCCGTTTCGTCTTCATCTTCGACTTCTTCCTCTTCCACATCCTCAGGATCGCAATTAACGCAGGTAAGCCAAACTTGAAGAAAATCATCAATCTTCATGTCCACAGTAATACCTGCCGGGAAAACATCGGTATAAATGTCGGTATGATTTGGATTGTTAATGTTGGTTGTGGCGCCTGCCACTCCCTGGGTCATCAGTAGCGCATGGCCTTCCTTCGGGAGAGGAACCTTAAAAACCGGGATCATGTTCTGGGTCTCACCGTTACCCGGGCAATTTCGCCGTCAGTTTTATCATAGGTAATTATCTTTGCGCCACGGCGAGATACCCATCCGCCCCGGGCAGCATAAGCATCTCTGGCAGCAAGTGTCGGATGCTGTTCCGCGATAGCACCACCGTCCTCTACCACGCGCTCATGGTGATAGTGGCCCGTATGGATATAGGTGTAGCTGGCCTTACCCCACATTTCACGAAATCGCGGCTCGCTAGCAAACAGCTTATGCAATTGAGCTAGCTTCATTTTGTGACCGTGATGAAAGGCCAGCATTGTCTCGCCATGTAGATACGCATAATAAGGAAACTCGTTATCTATCACCTCAAGCCTTGGCTCGTCAGCAAATCGATGCTTGATGTACTTCCTCAGCCAGATGCTCCCGCTAATATCATGGTTTCCTTCTGCTGATACCACTAACACCTTGTCAAACTTCTTGAGCATCATCGTAATCGCTTGAGCCATGACAAGCATCGAAAGCTCAACCAGCTTTCCGTATCGAGTGTCAGCGTCAAGGATGTGGCCGCTGCTGGGTGTAACTGACAGTATGCCGTCCCAATGCAGGAAGTCCCCTAGCTGACAAAGCAGGCCGGTGCCGGACTTAGGGCTTGCTTGGATCATGTCATGGATTGAATTTAGAAAAACAGACTGTGCTATCTCTACGTCCCAGTCATCGCCGGTCTCATCCTCCCAGGCGTACATACCAAGGTGAAAGTCTGTAATCGTCAGGAGCGAAAGAAGGTTTTGGTCTGCGGATGCTGGGGGTTTGGTAGGCTTAAACTTTGGGAGGTTCTTTGTGGCGTTCTCCAACCTCTCAATCAATATTTCAAACTGCCTCTCTTCATCAGTCTGGCTTTTGACCCACTGGCGAATTGGCTTGCCGTCTTCATCGTAGAAGGTTGATACGCCCTTGATCTTGTGGCCGTCTGGCACTGGGTGGTTCCAGTCATTATTTGGACTGTAGCCTCTTTTTGCAGCCTTGTTTTTAACAACTGTCAGCCTATCTCTCAACGCTGTTCTGCAGATTCCTAGCCTTGACGCGGCCTCTCTTTGGCTAAGACCCTCAATTTCAGTCAGCGTGACTGCATCTGCTTGCTCTTGTGTTTGGCAAAACTGTAGTAATGGATGGCCCACACTAACCCCCTTTGAGTTTCATATACTCCGAATCTATGGGACAGGTTAGCTTTACTCCGTGGTCTAGCGCCCAGCTTTGCACCTGATCCATAAAATCCATCATCTCCCCTCTACCGAGGCCGCTGGTTTCCCTAACCTGCCCCGGAATAACGGTTTTGTGGATTACTCGATCTTCTGTGCCAAGAAACTTGTACTTGAGAAGCTCTTTCATCGTTGCCTCTGTTATGTCTGCGCCCTTCGATGAGAAGTGATCTGCCATCTCTCGGCACCAAACATGGAACAGAGCATTCTGCGATAGCGACCGCTTCTCTTGATAGCGGCCAACTTTAAACTGTACTGGATACTCCCAATTCCAATTATCTCTCAACCATCGCTCAAAAAACACCAATCTTTCAGTGATTTGCGTCGCATCTTTAATAATCCAAAACTCAGACATTTTTAACAAGCCGCTCAATCATAATATCTAGCAGATGTCGGGCCTTACGAAGATCATCAACGCCACCTTTATCTTTGTACCGAGACACGTACTTAATCACTCCATGCTCACACGGGCCTAAGTTATTGGCTAGGGCGTATTCCAATGGCCCAATTGCCATGTTCTTATAATGCTCCCCGCCAACCTGTATCTGCATTGCCGAAGTGGTTAAATCCTTTGTAATATGCAAGCTCTCCGACATTTTCTTCCCTCCATTTTTTAATGATTAACTTGCGGCACTCGCTGCTCTTTATAAAACGCTCATTCCCTTTTGAGTCTTTTACTGTCGGAACAATAACGTCATCCAGCAGCATCACTCTGATAGCGTCCATCGCAAACTCATTACTTTGTTTGAGCCTTGTTGACATATCGCTTTTGGTAAAAGGGGTGCTAGAGCAAAAGCTCTCGGTTCTCGTGTATATTTCTATCGCCTCATCCAGGCTCATTTCGCGATTCATATGCCCTCCAATATCAGCGCGGTTGAGTTCTCCCTCTTTTTAAACGCCCGGCCAGATGTCTGATAAAGCCCTATCGTTCCCTCAAAGCCAGTGCCATGACGCTGTTTTGCCACTACCAGCTTGAGGTCTGACTGCTTTTCTAAAACCTCTTGCTCTCTTTCGTTTAGCGGTATCCCATACATCTGCTTGTTTAGCGCCTCTTTCCTTTTTTTGTTATGCCAGACGATCATCAAAAGGTGGCACTGATCCGTAATCGTCCCGCCGCCTCGTACATCAAAGCGAGTCGGGACATACTCATCTCCCCCCCGCTCTGGCTTCCTAACGTGATGCACAACAGCAATGTGTATATCCAGCGCCTCAGCCAATCCCATGAGTTGATTAAAAAATAACCGCTCACGCTGTATGTCCTCCGTGACGCCAGTAAACTGTAGATTATCAATGGCAACGATCTTGCAGCCTCGCCTTGCCATCGCGACAATCGCCCCTAAGCATTGAATAGGCTGAACCCCTCCAAGTATCCGATACCAAAAAATCTTGTCCTTTGACCAATTGGCAAACCGCTCGCCGTAATCCCTGGTTGGCTGATCGCTAGCGGCTGACTGCATACACATTAGCTTGGCAGTATCCTTAACGCTCATCTCAAAGCTAGCTAACCCAACGGGAACCTTTGACGCTGCCCATGTAAGGCACTGGTTTAAAACGGTAGATTTCATGTGGCCGTTAATACCCGCCCAGACTGAGACCTCGCCCATCCTTAACCTGACAAGATCGCTAGTCTCAACCCAGGGCAACTGAATGCCCGACTGGGCCGCATCGGTTACTAGATGGTTAAGAAACTCCTCCCGAAACGCATCAATGTCTACAACGTCTAAATCCTCGACCTTGCCATAAACGTCTTGCAAGTCTTTATCGGTAAAGTCCTCAACCTCTGACTGTTGTATCTGTCTCACAGAATAAACTCCCCATCATTTTTATTGTCTTTAGGAAACACTGATTTCCACCCACACTCAATAGCCATGTCAACGCACTCCCTCTGCTTGGCATGACTCAAGGGCTTTAACTTGTTGGCAACTATCGCTAGTGACCTGTCAGTAGTCGGCCCCTTAAACTCTTGACGATACGCCACCCAGTCCTTCCAGACACTTTTATCGACTTCCTCCGGCGGCTTGTAACGGCCACGTTTACCCCTTTGGTTGTTACTTGATGGTTCTATGGTGGTTAGAGTATTTAATTCTATACCGCTAGCGGTCTTTAATTGCGTACCGCTACCAGTCTTTAAATCAATACCACTAGCACCAGTCTTTATTTCTATACCGCTAAGGTTAAGGGTATAGACCGTAGACTTGTTAAA